ATTCCATCAAGTTCTTGGTCAACTAAATTTTTAGTATTAGATTTTACCTCAGAATAGTTTATCCCAAATTTATATGAATCTTTATCTTGAAAAAGTTCTCTTAATGTTTTACCCATAATTAATCAATCCCTGTAAAAACAACTCCTCTTCCTGAAAGATTTCGTGTCTCTTTTTGTTGTCCTTTAGTTACATTATCAGTTATAATATTACCGTTTATGTAAACATTTGTGTCAATTTTCTTAACCTCATCGATTAGACTTTGTAATAATTTGTTAGATTTCTTTGTTAAGGAAGCCAAATCATTTTCACCTTCTTCAGATGGGGATGATGATGCAGCAAATAACCCAGCAACCAAACCAAGACCACCCAGTGCTAGTAGTACTGGTATAGCAACACTTCCAAGTGAACCTAATGTCATTAATCCATATCCCAATAACCCAAGAGCTCCTGCTAATGCAATAATTCCAGTAGTCATACTAACTAACCCATTTAATTCAGAACCAACCGTAGATAACATGCTAAATCCTTTAGCCATTTCTTGAATCGCCTTACCAAGTACCCAAATTGCACCAGCAACTATAACCATTGCTCCTGCAGCTACTATTACAGCTGCAGCCTGGGGCCCTGATAATAAAACACCAAGTAGTGCAACCGAACCAACTAATCCAAGTAATCCCACTCCTGCTGCTATCATTTGTTCTTTACCTATATTTGTAAATTCTTGTAAGGCCTTTCCAAGTACATAAATAGATGCAGCAACTAATAACATAGCAGCAGCCCCTTTTAAAATATTTGTCATATTAGAACCTACCTTACCCGTTTGTTGAGCAATAGAACCCTTACCACCTACATTAGCAGGTGCAGTTGGTTTTATAGTTCCCCCCTTAGATGCTATCATTTTTCCTTGTGGTGAGTTTATATCAAACATTTTACCACTTTTGGATTGAACCATATTAGATACACCACTTCCAGCTGCAGATTGGTTTTGAAGAGCTTTCATTGTTCTATATTGTATGACTGCCTGTCCTAATGACATCACAAATGCACCCATACCCATAACCATATCACCAATATTAGTTCCAAGTGCCTTAGCAACAGAAGACATTCTGTCATAACTCTTTTCACTAAAACTACTTTCTTCTGATAATCTTGTTTGATTGTTAGCCATTTTTTCTAATTCAGAAACGGAGACACCAAGTAAATCAGCTGTTTGTTTTCTCATAATTGGATCCATTTTTACAAATGCATTATATCCACCCAATTGCTTTACAGCTTCTTGAACTGCTTCAGTAGTTTTTCCTGCGTATGCTAAACCTCTCGCTCTATTCAGATTGATACTTTTACCTAACATAGCAGATAATTCTAATTCTTTTGTTATAGATGATTCAAAGTCTAATAAATTATTAGCAACACCACCTGCAGTTTGTAAAGATACACCCAACTCACGTGCAGCAACTGCAGCTTCTATTAAGTTTCTACCAGTTCCCTTTGAAAAAGTTGCAGTTTCTTCTGCAGCATCTGCCATATCTTGTAATACTTGACCGGGTGCTACACCACGTTGGTGTGCAAGTTGACGAGTGGTTTCAATCATATCCATTGCTATAGCAGTTGAACCACTATTTAATCTAGCAAAAGTACCTGTTAATTTGGCTAATTGAACCCCAGTTGCACCAGCATATAATGACATTAATCCAATATCAGTCTGAACACCTGCTGAGATATTTTTTGTTCCACCAAACTCATCATTTAGAGTTTTTAGATTATCACCTGCACCATCAATAAAAAATCCAAGTAAACCTGCCTCTGTACTTGCAAAGTTTAATTGGTCAACTGAGTATCCTAATTCTTGGTTTACTTTCATTACCTGCTTTAAACCATACCCAAGTCCAATTAATAATCCACCAGTAGCACCAGCAAAAGAGGAAGTGAGTAAACTAGCAGTTTCTAATACACCACCCACAGTATCCCTTATACCCTCATATACACCAAGTTGTTTATTTAAAAATGCTTGTTGTTTTTGAGTCATACTGGCAATACCTTTAGCAGTATCAAACTGCTCTTGCATTGTATCAATTATAGATTCAGTTACCCCCTCTACACTACCCAATTCAGATAACATATTTGAAATCTCATCAGTCAGTAATGAACGAGCAATTACATCTTCTTGAGATAGTGATAATAATTCTTGATTTTTTTCGGAGATACTTGATAAACTTTCAAATAATTGTTTATGTTCTATTCCTAATGTCTGTTGAAAATCTATTCGTTTTCTCTCAGTAGTTGCTATACTAGCCTGCAATCCAGATAAATCTTTTAATTTAGATTCTTGATTTATTAAAGTCTGAACAGTTTGTTTATAACCATCACGTATCTCCTTTACTTGTTCATTCGTTTCTCTAAGAATGGTTAGTTGTTCTTTATATGGTTGTGTAGCCTTTGCAGCACTTCGTGCCACACCATCTAGCCCATCTAACATATTTTTAATTTTAGATTCAGCCTCGGCAGCAATACGAGTGAGTTCCTTTAAAGAATCAGAATTAGCCATGAGTTACTCCTATGAATATTTTTTTAAATCATCTTCTAATTTCTTAGAAAGTTTTTCAATTTCAATCATTCTCTGAACAATGGGAGCAGGAATATCTTTATTTTTCTTAGCTTGCTGTAATGCTCTGTTTGTTGCATTACTTTTTAACCCATCAAAAAAGGCATCTGAAAACCGTTTGGTTGCACTGAATAACCCTTCATTTACTTTTTCTTTTGACATATGGGATTTCTCCTTTATATAGTTTTATACTACTATAAATATAAGGTATAAAAAAAGTGAGGAAATTTACTTCCTCACTCTTACTGATGGTCCTGAAGATGAACTTTTTTTATTTATTTTGTCCATTTCTTGTTTTTCTTTCTTTTTAGAATCTACTAACTTTTTAAAGTAGAAACGTCTCCAATGAATTGGCATGGTGTAAACGTCTCTCCAAGTAAATCCATTACCATAGTTAACCATTTCCCAAATTTGGGAATGAAGTTGGATACTATAATCACTCGGTAGGGTAAAAAAACCCTGTCCCAAATGGGATATCTAGTGCCTCCGTATCACCAGTGAGTTCAGTTGTGTACTCAAATTTTAAGTTTAAATCGGGTGCAATTTCTTTAACAAAGTTTCGTATAGCACGAGAATCTTTTGCAAGTAATTGATTCTTAACCCACTTATTTACAAAACCACGTTCTTCATTACCATCAACTGATACTACCATATATCTCATACGAGTTGATAGTTCTTGTGATGCCATTTCGGTTCCTTTAGATAATCGTTGAAGTGCTTGTAGTTCTTTTGTTATCTCAACCTCATCACGATGTGTAAGCAATTTAATTATTACTTCTTTTTTTGATTGAGGTAATTCTAATTTATATCTATTTTCAGAATTTAATAAACTAAAATTAATATCTTTTGTCTGAACCTTTGATAAATCAATAGTTACTTTTTGTAATTCTAAAGTAACAGGATCAGTTATCTCAACCTCATAATCTGCACCATATCCTAAAACACGAGTTGCTAACAAGATTGCGTTTTTATCACCAATAAAGATATCACCAATATCCAATCCTGGCTCTACAACCACCGATTCGAATAACTTATCAAGCACCACCCCCTTTCTTATCAAATTTTGTGAAGCAAGTATATCTTCCTCTCGGGCAGTCATATACTTAATTTCCACAGTACCCTTTGATAATGGGTGTCCTTCTGGATAAACCTTTCCTTGTGATGGAAGTTCAATTACTTCCGTTGGAAATTCAAAATTTGCCATAAACTTTTATTTAATTTGTTTGTATATAAATATATAATTTGAAAAAAGTTGAAAAAAAAAGAGTTCTCAATAAGAGAACTCTTTTCTGTATAGTAAAATGGAGTATTGTATTAGTATTCTAAAACTGCGTAATCGTAAGATAAAGTTAAAGTAATTTCAGCTACATCAGATTGGTTATCCCATGCAAGGTCACCAAAGTTTGCTGATTGGATAAATGCCCCTTTAAGTTTCCAATTTTCAATCTTATCACCTACTGGTCCTAACATATAGATATCAACATCTTTCTTATAGAAATCTGCATATCCATCACGACCTGTAAGGGATTCATGTGATAATCTTACCCATTCCATTACTTGTTGTGCTCCACTTGGAACAATTGGATCAAATAATGTAATTTCAATATCTTGCCATTCACCTTTACCTTTTAACTGTCTTTTAACGTTAATATGGTCAAGGGTAACCTTTTCAAATGTAATTGAAGGTCTGTTGGCTGCCTTGATAAGATATGATTGTATACCATCGATTTCCATGACGAATCTATTCTTCATCTTTGGTTCGAAATTGGTGTAGAACATATCGTTAAATTCTAATACTTCTGCCATTTTGTTTATTCTCCTATTATACTAATAAATATAGTTTTTTTATTTTTCTGTTATGCCGTAAAACTAGCACCCGTTGGTAAAATGTTGAAATCAATTACAATGAATTCAGCCGTTTTGGTAGGTTGTAGGTAAATAGCCCCTGCCAAGATATTTCTATCGATAACATCTGGTGTGTTGTTAGATTCATCCATTACCACTCTAAACGAGTATAACCCTTGTCTTTGTTGTATTGCCTCTAAATAAGGATTGACAGTGTTTAAGAATTTACCTCTTGTCTGTGCGGTGTTTTGTTCGAATACAAGGTATCTTGATGTAGATGCAATGTACTTCTTCACTTTGATTAATAATCTTCTTACGTTGATTCTATCAAGTGCAGATGAACGGTCTTGAAGGGTCTTTTGTCCGAATGCCACGATACCTTCTCCAGGGAACTGAGCGATTGGGTTAATTTTTCCTTCATATAAGGTATCTCTTTCAGCGTGAGTTAATCTGTTTAGAACAGAAACTGCTCCTACAATACCACCTCTATTTAAACCTGCTGGTGCGAACCATTCAGCTGCAATTGCATCGTTAGAAGCGTAGATTCCTGGCATCAATACTGATGGTGGAACGGTTGTAAGTTTGTTTGTTCTTGAATCAATTGTTTTAACCCATGGATAGTAAGTTCCAACATAGTTAGAATCTACTGCAGCACCTTGTTCTACTGCTAAATCAATTGAATCGTTATAATCAGTTACATCACCGATGAAGAATGCATCTTCACGAGATTCAACCA